CGGCCGCGGAGGCACAATTCTCGGAGGCGACGATTCGGAAGGGCATTGAGCATCTGCAGCGCGAGGCCGACGCCGCGGGCCGCACGCTCTCGCCCGAGGACGCGCGCCACCAGGTCCTCGCCATGCTCGCGGGCAACGAGGCGTCGCCCGACCTCCCCGAGCTCGGCGTGTGATTGCCCCGCCCGTGCACGACCTATATCTTCGGACGACCTCCTAGGAGCGCCGAGCCCACATGGCCGTCAACATCACCGACCTTCCGCCAGGCCAGATCCGCAACGCCCCCGCCATGCCGTGGCGCCCCCCCCAACGATTACTCGGCTTCCTCGCCCCCGGCGTCGTCATCCCCGCCAACGACACGAACGGCGTCGTCGTGGCCTGCGCGGGCTCCGGGCGCATCCGCGTCGTTGCGAAGGTCTCCGCGGGCGGCACCCTGCGCCTGCGCTGGCGGATCGCCGATCACTTGACCAGCGTCACGCCGACCGCCTCGAACCCAGCCGACCCCGGCACCGCCCTCGTGGCCGCGACCGAACTCGTGATCGACGTCGCCGCGAACCCCGGGCACGCGTATCTCGAGGTGGCCGTGGTGAACGGCGGGGCGCCGTCGACGGTGAGTTACGTAGATATTTTCCAGACCCCCTACAGCAACTAAGTGCGCGAGCGCCTGTGCCGCCTCTTGCTCCGACTCACCGCGCGCCTCGAAGAGTGGCTGTGGGCGCGCTACCGAACGCCCGAACTTCCGTACCCGCTCGAAGCCAACACCCCGACGCGGCGGCTGACGGCCCTCCGTATCCGGCACCACGCCTTTCACTCCGTCCAGCTCGTCGGCAGTCGCATGTGGCGCGTGCGGCTCCATCTCCCTGATGGCACCGTCCGCGCAGCGACCGCCCATACAATCGACGAGGCTATCGAGCTCCTCGTCGCGAGCGTGAAGCCCTAATGGCCGCGACCGAGCGCAAGGCCATCATCGTCACCGATCGCTTCCTCGACCTCCTCGAGGTACTGACGGCGGCGGGGCTCGTGCATCGCGTGGGAACGGTCGTCACGGACCAGGAAACACCGGCCGCGCGCGCGCGCGTCCTGAATGCCGATCCGGCGGCGGGGGATTACGGGCTTGCCGTCCGCGTCATCCCGTCGGCGGGTGGGGGCTCCACGGTGGATGTCACCGACCGCGATGCCCGCCTGCTCGGCCGCGCGAAGATCCTGGACTCCGCCGGCGCCGTCATCGACCCGGCGCTGAAGGGGCAGCTCCCCGCGGCCCTCGTCGGCGGCCGCCTCGATGTGAACCTGGGAGCCCTCACGGGCGGACTCCTCTTCGACGTCGCCGATCGCGATGCCCGGCTCGCGGGGCGGGTGAAGCTCCTCGACTCGGCGGGCGCGGTGATCGACGCCGCGCTCAAGGGCCAGCTCCCCGCCACACTGGGGCAGAAGACGATGGCGCTGGCCCTCGCGGTCTCGATCGCGAGCGACCAGTCGGCGGTCCCGATCTCCGCTGCGGTCGCCGCACCGGCGTTTGTCCGCCTGTCCGATGGCGCCGCCGCCCTGGTCGGACAGAAAACGATGGCGGCGTCGGTGCCCGTCGTCCTCGCCTCCGATCAAACCGTCTTGCCCGCGGTGGCGGAGCAACGCGCGGCACTGCTCCATGTCACCGGCACCGCCGCGGTGAACACCGCCCTGACGATCACCCTGCCCGCCGCGGGCGCGGGGCTCTTTCACTACATCACGTCGATCCAGTGGGTGAAGCTGTACAGCGTGGTCGGCGTCGCCAATGCCGCCGGCGTACTCATCACCTCCACCAACCTGCCCGGCAATCCGGTCTGGCTCACGGAACAAGCCGTCGTCAACGCCGGCCTTGCCCCCATGGTTATCAACTATCAACCAACCACGCCTCTAAGGTCTGCGGTGGCAAACACAGCAACCACCATTGTCGCCCCGCTCCAGCTCCAAACCATTTGGCGCGGCAACGTCTCCTATTTCACGGGAGCCTGACGGTGGCCCTCTTGCGATTCTACCTCGCGTCCTACGGCTCCGGCGATCCCTTCACAGCCTATTCCGTGAGCGTGGTCGCGTCCGATGGGATGAACAGCGCCACCATCCCCTGTGAGTCGGTCACCATCGACGAGATCCAGGAGAAAAGAGAAGCCCTGGGGCAGTCGATGTGGGACCAGCACACCGTCGCGGCCATCTGCGCGGATAAGCTCGGCGTCCCCGTCGCCGCGGGCGCGCCCGCGTAGCGATGACCCGTCAACCCGTCGTCAGCGAGCGGCGCGGCCATTGGGCGGTCGGGGGCGACTTCGTCGCCGGTTCGCCCTTCCTGAACGCCGTGCCGATCAGCACGACGATCCCGACGGCGGGCGCGGAGCGGATGCGCCTGCGCTTCAAAACGTCGGGGGCCGGCGGCACGCTCGCCGCGCGCTTCGTCCGGCCGGACGGCGTGGACACGCCGTACACGCAGATGCAACCCGTCGACGTCGCGGTCACGGTGAACGTCGAGGCGATCCTCGACATCGACCCACACTACGGTGAGGGCCTCGTGAAAATCACGTTCACCCCGACCGGCAATGGGAACATCACCTTCTGCGACGCGAGCCAGACCTAGATGGCCGGCTACGTTGGCGTCCCGCCGCTCCGCGCCGAGCCGTTCACGCCAGACGAGTTCGACGCGAAACGCGTCGCGCTCGCCAAGCGATTCTGGCACGGACAGGACGAGCTGCTCCGGCGTCGCGATCGCCAGGTCGAAGAGAACATTCGGATGCTCGCGGGGCAGCACTGGAGCGTCTACAACCCCTACCTCCAGAAGTTTCTCGACATCACGCAGTGGATGACCGACGACGAACGTCGCTGGCGCCAGCGGCCCGTCGTGAACCGCGTGCTGTACTGGTACATCCTGACGCACTCGCGGCTCACCGAGAATCCGCCGATTCTCACCTTCCAACCATCGACGGGGGACCGCTTCGACGCGGAGCTCGCCGAAGTCGCGGACACGATCTTCAAGACTAAGTGGCGCGAGACGCAGATGCTCGAGGTGCTCGATCGCCTGATGGCCTGGATGATCCCAGGCGGCCGGGCGCACCTCATGTCGGTGGTCGATCCGCGCAAGGGCGCGCTGAAGGCCGCGCGCGGTCCCGCGGCGCTGCAACTGCTCGGCCCCGACGGGATGCCCGTGCCCGGTCCCGACGGCCAGCCGATCGTGCGCGTGGTGCCCGACGCGCCGTATGCCCCTGACGCGAGTGGCGAGTTTGTGCCGCAGGCCCAGCTCACGACCGAGGGCCTCCAGACGGGCACAGCCTACACCGAGCGGGAAGGCGACCTCCGCATCGACGTCCTCTCGTGTCTCGAGGTCCGCGGGCAGTGGGGGCCCCAGCCCTGGCACGAGAAGTCGTGGCACGAGCTCCGCAGCTTCTTGACGCCCGAGGAGGTGTACGAGCTCTTCGGCGTCGAGGTCCAGCCCGATGCGATCTTCGACGGCACCGACGACCCGGGCTATCTCACCCGCTTGCTCTTTGGGACCGGATTCTTCGGGGCCGCCTCCGCGAAGCCGGGCGCCGAGTTCGGGAGCTCGCCGGTCGGGGAAGGCTACTGCGAGGTCCTGTCTCTCTGGCAACGGCCCTGCGCGTTCCCCGGGATGGAGGAGGACGACCGGCAGCCGGGCGGGCGGCTCCTCGTCGCGACGAAAGACAAAGTGCTCCGCGACGGCCAGCGGCCGTTCCGCTTCAAGAGTGCGAGCTCGATCCGCACGTTCGACTTCGTGAAGGTCATGGGCCGGCCGAGCGGCACGAGCCCCCAGGAGATGCTGAACCCGATCAACCGCGCGGTGAACCGCCACATCGCGCAGATCCAGCAGCACGCGAACCTCGTCTCCGATCCGATCGCGCTGCTCGACGACCAGTCGGGCCTCCAGAACGTCGAGTTCACCAACAAGCCGGGCGCGCGCTACGCCGTGCGGCGCCGGGCTGGCGTGCCGGCGCTCGAGTTCGTGCCGCCGCCGAATCTCGGGCGCGACGTCTACAACTCGCACAAGCTGATGACGGAGGAGCTCGAGAAGCTCGGCAACGTGGAAGGCGCCGAGGGCTCACCGCCGACGACCGATCCGTCCGGCAAGCTCATCAAGGAGCTGCGCTACAACTCCGATCGCTTCCTCGGCAGCACCGCGCGCCGCACCGTCGAAGAGCTGGCGCGGATGGCCGACGACTGGATCGTGATTTTCGGCAAGCTCTACACCGAAGAGAAGGTGATCGAGTACGCCGGCGAGGACTCGGTGCCGCGGACGATGTACGTCTACCCCGAGCTCTTCCGCGAGGGGAAAGTCAACATCATCGCCGACATCGAGTCGATGCTCCCCGAGAGCCGCTCGGAGCGCATCAACCGGGTCAATCAGATGTACCAGATGGGCGCCTTCGGCCTGCCGGGGGATCCCCGCGCGATCCAGAAGTGGCTCGAGATGGCGCGCTTCCCGCACCTCGCCCGCACCGCCTGGCCGGGCGGCGTGCACTTCGTGACGGCGCAGCAGGAGAACGGGCAGCTCGCCCGCGGCGTGCCGGCCACGCAGATCCCCGTGTTCGAGTGGTACGACGATGAGGTCCACCTCGCTGTGCTCGACAACTTCATGGCCGCGCCCGAGTTCCTGCGGGTCGCGCCGGAGACGCAGTCGCAGTTCGTCATTCACCGGACGATGCACCAGCAGGCGTTCGCGGCGAAGCAGCTCCAGGCGTTGAAGCAGGCCGTGATGACCGCCCGTATCACCGGCGCCGCCGGGATCAATCAGCAAGGCGGGGGCGCTGGCGCTGGCCCACCGCAGCCACCCGCCGCCGAGCAGGCCGCCCAAGCCGGAGCCGCCGCCTAATGCCGGAATCCAGGGCCCAGGTCCGTTACGCCCATGTCGTCCTCGCCGGGAAGGCGAAGAAGGGCGGCATGGACAAGAAGACAGCGGCCGAGATCGTCTCGAAGACCCACGGGCACAAGCTGAGCGAGCTGCCCGAGCGCAAGGGCAAGGTGAAGCGTGCCCGCCGGGTCACATAGCTCACCGAGGGAGACCCCATGCCACCGACCGCAGTGACGGAAGAGAAGCCTGTCGAGCAGCCCGCGAAGCCGACCACGATCGCCGGGGCCGTGCAGGCGGCGCGCGACAACCTGGCCGCCGCGCAAGCGGTCGAGGAGAAGCCCGTGACGGAAGAGAAGCCCGTCGAGGGCGAGAAGCCGGTCGAAGAGAAACCGGCCGAGGGCGAGACCCCGAAGCCAGAAGGCGAGAAGCCGGTTGTCGAGGGAGAGAAGCCCGAAGGCGAGGCCGAGGGGGAGAAGCCGGAAGGCGCGGCCGAGGAGAAAGCGGAGTTCATCGCCGAGATCCCCGGGCGGCGCCCGGGCGAGGAACCCATCAAACTGGCCGTCGAGGATGCGGCGACGCTTGAACGTCTCAATCAGGCGCTCAAGGGTGGCCTGCGGCGCGACGAGTTCGCCCGCTCGATGGAGGCAGTGACTCGCCAGCGCGAGGAGCTAGACCTGGTCGAGCAGCACTTGGAGCTCGACCCCATCGGGTTCCTCGCCGAACGGGTGAAGCCCGATCTTCAGGTCGAGCTCGTGCGCCACCTCCTCTCGCTACCCAACGTCTACGAGGCCGTCACCACCGACCTCGAGGAGTGGCAGGATCCCGACAAGGCGCGCGCGCGTCGTGCGGAGCTCGGGAAGGACCGGGCGGATCGCAGTCGGCAGACCGAGCGCGAGCTCGCGCAGCTCAGTGCCGTCCGGGAGCAGGGGCGCAAGATCCGCGACACAGTGGAGGCGATCGTCCCCGCCGACATGAGTGAAGACGAGGCGGCGCTGTTCCGCGATGACGCGCTCACGGACGTCGCAAACTGGTGCCGGGCGAATCCCAAGGTGGCCCGCTTGCGCCCGGAGGACGTAATCGGTATCCTCGAGCGTCGGCTCCGCCACCACGGGCTCACGCCCGAGTCGGCTCTGGCCGGCCTGTCCAGTGGACAGCCGCTCCGTCGCGCTACCGCGGCCGCCCCTAAGAAGGCCCCCGCGCCTAGCATCCCCGACGTACCCACGGCTCTCGCGACTGGCGCAAAGCTGAAGGCAGCGAGCGCAGATCGACGCGAAGCCGCCGCCATCCCCGGTGCTGGGGCTGGCGCCCGACCGACGAAGATCGAACTCCCTGCCCAGCAAGGCGTCATGGAGCGCATCGCCTCGTTGAAGGAGCTCCTTACTGGGGGCTGACCAACCCGTCGACGCGCCCTTCGTTGCGGACCTTGTGACGTAGGGGGTTCTTATGAAACTGCTTCGCTTCAGCGTCACGCGCCTGGGGGTGCTCTGCACCCTCCTGGTCGTGGCGCTCTTCGCACCCGCCGCCCTGAGCGCGATGCCGTTCCTCCTGAGTCCCGGAGTAACGACCACCGCCTTCAATGCCGGCGGCGCCTCGGACATCAACGAGGCACTCAAGATCTTCTTCAACGACCCCGTCATCTACAACGTCGTGTCCGACTCGGAGCTGCTGTCCTACTTCGTCGAAGACAACAACGTCAAGAACGACGAGACGACCGGCGGGCGCTACATCGAGACGGCCCAATACTTCCAGCTTCCGGCTGGGGTGGGCGCCCGGGCCGAGGGCGAGTACATCCCGGTGCCCGATGGGCCGGTCATCAAGAACTCCCGTATCAACCTGAAAAAGGTTCAGGGCGTCGTCGAGATGACGGGCGACGTGATGCGGCGCGTCAAGGGCGACATGGGCGCCTATCTGAACTGGATGGAGCGCGCCCTGCCCGACCTCGTGACGCGGCTCAAGAACGAGCACGACCGGATGCTGATCGGCTACGGCAACGGCGTGAAGGCGCGCATCTTCTCGGTGGGCGCCAACCCGCTCATCACGATCGACCGCGCGTTTGGCGTGACGATTGGGGCGGCGCTGACGGATCCCTTCCTCCAGTTCTTGGAAGGCGAGCGGATCGTCGCCTCGGCGAACCCCACCGGCGCTCCGTTGCGGAACGCCGGCGCGGGCCAGTCGGCGCGCATCACCATCGTCAACCCCGACACCACGCCCAACAGCATCACGGTCGACGCGATGCCGGCCGCGTGGGTGGCGAACGACTATCTGTTTGCCGGCGATCCGTCGGGCGCCTCGACGCAGGACGCGGGCGGCGCCGATCGCGAAGTCATGGGCCTGCTCGGGATGGTGGATGACGGGACGGTCCTCGCGACGTTCCAGAACCTCCTCCGGGCGACCTACAAGCTCTGGAACTCGATCGCCGTCGACGGCTCGGTCTCGCCGTACAACGGCGTCCTGTCCGAGGACCTGCTCGTCTTCGCGGACGACCAGACCTTCGTGCTGGGCGGGGGCAAGCCGGACGCCCTCATCACGAGCCGCTCGGGCTCGCGGAGCTTCTGGAAGTCGCTGAAGGGCGATCGCGTCATCAACGATCCCCGCGGCTTCACGGGCGGGAAAGGCCCCTTGGGCATCCTGCTCGGCGACCGGGAGCTCGCGCTCAAGGTCTGCCGGAAGCTGCCGCCCGAGCTCGCCTTCCTCACCCAGAAGGACACGTTCAAGCGGTGGACGCTGGGTGGCTACGTCTGGGACGATACCCCGGGCGCCATCTGGAACCGCGTGACGGACGGCACGGGCCGCAAGGACGCGTTCTACGCGGTCGGGAACATGTACGAACAATTGGGATGCTTGGCGCCTCGCAAAAACTGCAGGATTCAGGGTTTAGCGCGGGCCTAGCATAACGACGTACAAGTTGCCTTGACAGCCGAGTAGGTGGGCCGTATGCTCTCGGTCCACCTACTCGGGAGACCTCAGTGGCAACGTGCTGCGAGTGCCGGCAGGAAAAGCCGGAGGCGGAGTTCTACAACGCGAAGAAAGATCGACGCTGTAAGGACTGTGCGAGGGCGCGCTCCAGGGCGTACGCGGCGGCCCACCGGGCCGAGCGCATCGCCTACTACCGCAAGTGGCGGAAGGAGAATCTCGCTCAGGCGGCCGAGTACCAGCGCCAGTGGCGGTTGAGGAATCCGCGGAAGTCAAAGGAGAGGGCGGTTCGGAGTACCGACAAGAAGCGGCCATACCGAATCGTGGCGATGAACGCCCTCGGTCGGCCGCTGAAGCGAGGCGAGCATGTGCATCACATCAACTGCGACGCGACCGACAATCGACTGGAGAACCTGTTCGTCTGCTCGGGGAATGGCCACGGTAGCGCGCACACCTCGCTCTGGGCGCTCGTGAAGTCGCTGATGGAAGCTGGGTACATCACGTTTGACCGGGGCACTGGTGTGTACCGCCTCGGGACTCCTGGGTAAGAAGGGAGCCTCATATGGCTGTCAAAGACACCAAGATCGCCAACGACTCCAAGGTGGCGATCGAGACGCTCACCATCCCGATCATCACGGCGCTCACGCAGGCCGACGTCATCGCGTTCAAGTACGTCCCCGGCCACAGCTTCGAGATCGTGGGCGTACAGGCGTACGCGCGCACGGTCGCGGGGGCGGTCACCCTGCGCGCCAAGATCAGCGGCGTGACGGCGATGGCGGCGGACATCACGCCCACGACGGGCAACATCGTGGCCGGCACACTGGCGACGACCCTCGCCGCTCGGCGCGGCTCCAGGACGGATTCGATCGACGCCAACTTCACGACCGACGGTTCGGGGGTGCTGACCAACGGCTTCCTCGTGATTCAATTCCGGCCGGTGCCGTTGAACGGGGACGTGGCGACCGAATAAGGATGGTCGAGCACTTCGTCGACTTTGCCGCCTCGCGCGAGGCGCCGGAGCACGTCGTTCGGCGCCTCCGCTCGATCGACGAGACGGCCGAGCTCCTCTGGTGGGGGCCCCGGCTGATGGACCTCGAGGTCGGCTACACGAAGCGGGTGACGGTCGTATCGCCGGTCTGGCTCCTCGGCACGGTGAAGCAGAACGCCGTGCGCCGGCAGACGGGCTGGGGGATGATGCGGAGCCAGGAGCGCCTCGGCGTCCAGGGCAACCGGGACACGTGGCGCTACGCGCGGCTCATCTACCAGGGGTTCGCGGCCGTGGCGTTCTATCCATACCGCGATCCCACCGAGGCGATCTATCACGACTTCCTGGAGCGCCAGTGGCGCTTCCTGAATCGCTGGGACGAAGAGGGGGCCCGCGCCCTCGCGGAGAGCGAAGGGCAGCCCGAGTTCGACATGGCGGTGAAGACCCTGACCGACAAGGCGAAGGCGGAGGGTCCTGGGCAATGGAAGTTCGCCTTCGCCAAGCGCCGTTCCTTCAGCGTCAACTGATCGGAGGTCCGTGTGGACGACATCATTCGTGGTGGAAAAGACCCCGGGTACTTCGGCCGGGGCGTGATCGGCGACGAGCAGTATAAGAAGGAACAGGAGGCCGTCGCGGAGGGCTCGTCGGTCTTCGGCCCCGGCGTCCTGGGGCTACAGGCGGAGCCGGTCAACAAGGCCGGCCCCGGTGTCACGGGCCAGGCCGGCCAGGACGCTGACACACCGCCGGCCGGCAAGCCGGTGCCGAGTCTGTCGATCAAGGAGCTCGAGGCGGCGCTGGAGGAGAACCCGGCGCTCGTGGACACGTTGCTGAACGCCGAACTCGCCCGCCCCGACGGCGCGCGCAAGGGGGCGCTCGACGCGCTCGAGCTGGCCGAGATCGACCGGCCCGACGGAGGCCGCGAGGACGTGCTGGCGCAGCTCGCCGCGGCACGCTCGGGGGCATGAGCCCGCGTGCCCATGACGCTCGGCGACCTGATAACGGCGGCCCGCGATAGAAGTCCATTCTTCACGCGGCAAAACGTCCCACACGCCGTTGTAGCTCGGTACCTGACCGGGCTGCAACGGCGGTACGTTTCTAAAATCTCTGAAGTCAACGCCGAAATGCTGGCCCAACAGGCGTCGATCGTCTTCGCCCTCGGCGCGGAGAACGCGATCGGCGTCGTGGGCGCCGGCACGGCCGGGGGATTGCCTGCCAGCCTGATCGCCGGCCAGCCGGCCGAGGTCGAGCTCCCCGCGGGCTCGGCGCTCGAGATGGACGTCGACCATGCGCAGGTCCTCGTCCCGCAGACGGTACTCACGGGAGCGGCCGCCTCCACGCTGACGCGCGCGGGCGCCGGGTGGACGGTCGACGCCTACGCCGGGAAGTACGTGTGGATCACCGACGGTCCCGGCATCGACCAGCGGCGCGAGATCCTCTCCAACACGGCCACCGTGCTCACGCTGGTGCAGGCATGGGCCACGATCCCCACGCCCAACGTCTCGCTGTTCGAGATCGTGAACCCGGTGCCCGACATCTCCGAAGAGGTCGGGGTCGTGACGGCGCTCCCCGCCGACACGACGCGCACCGGCTACCTCGTGCGCCTGAACGCCCAGGGCGTTCCCTACATCGACCTGACGAAGCCGCTCGTCGCGAAGTTCGGCGTCGGGATTGACCTGCCACCCGCCGAATATTTTTTGGGAGGTGCGGTGCGTTTCGTCGTGGCCGATGAGGCGACGCTCGAGCTGCGCCGCTACGGCCAGCGGTGGACGCTCGGGGTGTCAGGGTACGGCGCCTACATCATGGGCGGCAAGCTGTTCTTGATCGGCGAGCTGGAGGTGTGGAACGGTGTCGCCTCGATCGACCTCCGCTACGTGCCGATCGCCCCGGCGCTCACGGCGTTGACGGACCTGCTCCTGCTCGATGACACCGCCTACGACGCCCTGGTCGCCCGGGCCGCGCTCATCATGGCCTACCGCGTGAACGGCCTGCCCGACGTGGACAAGGTAGACGTCGCGAGCTTCGCCGGTGAAGCCCAGGAGGCGGAGAGCACGTTCCTGCTTGGCGTCAACCGCGTGGCGCGCACGTTCCCGATGTACGTGCGCGAGGTGTGCTGATGCGCGCTCTCTCTAGGAGGTAGCATGGAAATACTCAAGGACGGTCGAGTCGACGAACTCCGCATGAGCGCCGATCGGGGCGACCAGAACGTTTCGATCGTCCACGGCCGGGACGAGCCGGTGCAGCGATTCAGCACGACGCTGACCTCGGGGCGGACCTGCACCATCCAGAACCTGGACCACCAGGGCCAGACGCCCCGGCGGAGCGCCAGCTTTCGCATCGTGCGTCCTGCGGGCGGTGGGGTCAACCTCACGGTGCAGGACTCGACGCCGACCACCATCAAGGCGCTCGCGGCGGGGCAGTGGTGCGACGTGGGGCTGACGGACGCAGGCGCGTGGATCCTCACGGCGTTCGGGAGCCTCTAGCCTAGATGCGCGGCTTCACGGATGGCTTCCGAGCGCCCAAAGGCGGCCGGTGGCGGATCGAGATGCCCCGTCTCGACGATCTGCTGCCGCCCGCGCCCGACGTTGCCCGCGCAGGGAAGTTCCTGCTTGGGGCCATTGGATTGGGGCTAGTTCTGTGGCTCGCCGGTCTGCTTCCGGCCGGACTGACAGCGCCGCTCTTTCTCCCATTCGTCTTCGGTACGACGCAGCTCGCCACGCTTCAGGACGCGATTCCTGTCGTGACCTCGACGGCCGATCGCAACGCCCGCTTCCCGTCGCCCATGCCGAATCAACGCGTGGAGAACCTCGAGACGGGGAACATCGAACGGTTCGGGTCGGCTGGCTGGGCCACCGACTTCGCCGGGCAGAGCCTCGCGGGTGCGTTCGTCGTGAAGGCCGCCCCCTTCGGGGCGAAGGGCGATGGGGTGACGGACGACACGGCCGCGGTGCGCTTGGCAGAAGCGGCGCTTGAGGCGGCCGGCGGCGGGACGCTGCTGTACCCACCGGGCACCTACATCTTCTCCACGGTCGGTTTGTTCCAGATCCGAGTGCCTGTGGCGAACGCCACCTTTCAACCCGAAGACCAGAACCACCAGTACCATGTCCTCCTGCAGAACGTGAGCAACGTCAAGTGGTTGGGATATGGCGCCAAACTGAAGTCCACGACCACGAACTCCGGCGAGATGTTCATGCTCGATGGGGTGCGGAACTTCGAGATTGAGGGCATTGAGATCGAAAGCCCCACTGCGAAGGATGGGGCGGGTGCGGTGACCGTGGCCGGCATGAACGGCTTTGGGATCACCTCGCAAACCCGGGATGCGTACAACTTCCGATTCACGAACGTCACGGCCACGAACATCTACACGGCTATCTACTGCTTCGGGGATCCGGCAAGCGCCTTCCGGGTGCGCGGGGTCACGATCAGCAACCTGCGCCACAATCAAGGGATCTACAGTCTCGCCTGTCACGACAATGGCGACGACGTGTTTGTGCGTGGACTCCAGTCGATTAACGCCCTTCGCGAGTTCTTCATCTACGGTGTCGATGGACATGACGGCGAAGTCTATAGCGAGGGCGGCTTTGGTGGCTTTGGGGCCATCATTAAGGCATACGATCGCGATTGCACGAACATCAAGTACAAGCTGCGCACGAAGAAGAACATCAGCGCAGCGAACGTCGATCTCGCCTCGCAGCACGCCCCCGCCGTGCAGGCGACGCCCAAGCGCCTCATCAACGTCGAGGTCGAAGTCAACAACCAGGGGACGACAGCCCCGGCGGCGGTGAGCTTTAGCTACTATCGCGACAATACGCCCACGGCGACTTCTGCGAACAACCTTTTTACCGGGATCACCCTGGCGGGCATCCATGAGCAGCAGCCCATCGTGAACGTCACGCAGAACGACGCGGCAGCCGCGCGGGGCACCCTAAACACGGATCGACTCGTACTGTTGAACGGCGCGCTCTACTCGATCTACAACCGCACCGGCTTCCTGGACTACAAGCAGACCTACAACACCTTCGTCCCGGTCCTGCGGATCAACAACCTCACCGCAGGTATTACCTATTCTGCCAGCACGAAAGGGGAGTTTTGGCGCGACGGGCAGTTCATTGAAGTGCTCGTGCGCATCGTCCTCACGAGCAAGGGCGCGAACGCCGGTCCGGTGGAACTGGACCTCCCTGTGCCATCCAGCAACTACAACCAGAGCGGCTGTAACCCGGTCGTGAACGGCTGGGGAGCAGCGAACATGGCTGGGCTCACGGGCGTCCTGACGGGTTTCGTGTCGCAGGCGGGGACCAAGCTCACCATCCAACAGCAGGGCGCGGCGGCGACGGTCAACCTCGCGGACACGAATCTCACGAACACGTCCAACTTCCAACTACAGTTCCGGTACCCGCTCTAATGAGCACCCTCCTTGCGCCCTACGCCGACGGCATCCCTATCGTCCGGGACAACTCCGACCGGACGCAGAAGTTCGCCGTCCCCGCGACCAACCAGCGGGTGCACAACCTCACTGCGCGGGCGATCGAGCGGTGGACGGGCTCGATCTGGGATCGAGAGTTCAATGAGGTTGGCGTCGGGGTTGCCCCTGCGTTCAATGTGAAGGATCCGGCTTACGGCGCGTTGGGCGATAACAGCAACGACGACACCGCCGCGATCCAGGCGGCGATTGACGCCGCGAAGGTGGGCGAAGGCATCGTCGTCGTCCCCCCCGGACAGTTCCGGTTCACCAACCTCCGCGTCTACAACAAGACGACGATCGTCGGCGAAGGCAGCTTCGTCATCAATAGCGGACAGGGCACGCGGGCCATCAGCGAGCTCGTGCAGATCGCCGGCACGGCCGACGTCTTCGTTAAGCGTGGGGACACCTCACAGAATCTCATCGGCGTGATCCTGCGGGACCTCTGCTTCAACGGCGTCCTCAATGCGTCGAACACCGGCGGGGTCCAGCTCGACGAGGCGGGGCGTTGTCGGTGCGAACGCGTCAAGGTCACGTTCGCCAACAATTTCGCCTTCGCGATCAAGAACAGTGCGGCGGCCCGCGGCGCCTTCTTCAACACCTTC